GCATGGGTAAAGAAGTCTTTGCCTCATTGTGTTGATTTTGAAATTTTTTTGCTAAATCGTATGCTTTTCTATCTAATGCTTCTAAAGTTTTATCAAATTTCTTTGCTCTACTTTTTATAAATAAATTTACTTTTTCTGATACACCTTCAATGTCTTTTGGTTGTCGGCCGTAAGATCTAAACGCAGCTAAAAAACTATCAAAGTTTTTTATAGTTCTTTTTACAATGTCTGGATCTGTTGCAGAGTGTAATCTCCATTGTTCAAATGGTGGTAACTGTGTTACTAATTTTCTAGAAAAAGCAGATACAATTGTTGGAGCTATAACTTTTCTTAAAGTAAAATCTGTAAGATACTGTGTGCCTTTAGCTAACTGTTTTACTCCAGGTGTTCTTGCTAATAAATATGTTGCAGGTTTGATAGCTAATTGGTTTATTGTTTTTGCACCATAACCTACTGTTGGATATATAACACCTTTCTTTGCAAACTTTGTAGTTAGTTGTGCAGCTTTTCCTACCAAAGGAAAACCACCACCAATTATAGTTCCTTCAGCTCCATATTTAAGTTTGTTTCTTAATACAGCTGCTGCTTTCTTTTTACCTTTTAATCCTCTTGTATCTTCCTCATCAAAAAATAATGCATCTCTTCCAGGTTCAGATGCTAAAAAATCTGTAACACCTACGACTGTAGCACCTTCTAATGTTCTAAGTGCAACAGTGCTGACTTTTTTTAATTTATTGTTTTTTATTTTATCAACAGTTTTTTTTAATCTACCTGCTGTCTTTGTTCTGTTTAATACTTTTTGTATTACACCACCTGGAATACCAAACTGAGTCATCAACGCAGTTAGATCACCTCTCCATGTTTCAGGTTGCGATGGCTCTTTGTCTTCCATCATCTTATCAAACTTAGTTAAGAAATCGGTATTTGCTGCAAGGTCTGTACCTGCAAATAATATTGTTCCTACACCATGTACAAAGTCATGAGATCCTGCTTCAACACCTTTTCTTATTTCATCCCAACCTGATATGTAGTCTTTTTCATCTTTAGCTTCTAATGCTTCAATAAGATCAAGAGGTGGTTTACCTTCTTTTTTTCTAGCTGCATTAAAAGATCTTTGTGCATTTAT